GCCTATATATGACATTTATTATTCTTTCTCTTTATATTTAGTCTACGGTTTAGTCGGCCATACTACATCTTCAGAGTTTGCTGTACTTGCTGGAAGATCACGCAATGCTTGTCGGTATGTGGTCATATCAGCGGACATTGTTACATCAGTATTAGCGTAGAAGTCTGTAGCAGCCAATAACACATTTCTATGTTTTCTAACCTCTTCCCAGTTGTAAATATGTAAAGCTATTTCTAATTGTTCTTCGGTTGGTTCTGCTTCAGCTCTATTCCAATATAGTCTGATTGAGTTCGGTATATATGGAGTATCATTACGACACTCATAGTCTCGAAAAAGTTCCGATTCACCAAAGGTTTGTTTGACGTATGCTTGAACAGCCACACCAAGATATAGATTATCTAACATCAATATCTCCTAATATAATGCATTGAAAACATCGAAGCAGTCCCAGCAGCATTACCGAACAGTCCTTCAGCGCCGGTAGTATTATTGTAGTAATATGGTCGGATTTTATGTGTAGCGCTTACATCAAACACCCAAGTTGCTGAGTTTGTGCTTGCACTGCCTGCGGCCCCACCAACAACGCCTTTAAAAGCGACAAACCCACTGCCGATATCTCTATATAGAACGGGATTAGCAGAACTACTACCACTGTATGAATTGTCGGTAAAGGAGGCTGAAACTAGACCGTCAAAGGGCGCAGTGAATTCATCGTTTGTAGTATGCCAACTTGTCCCAACATTGCTGTGAGTAAGATAAGAATGCAGAAAGCAACGGTGATATGTATTGCCGGCATATCCTTCGTTACCACTACTCGCTATCAAGAATGATATAGTAGTGTATTCATTACCAGTTCTAAAAATATTAGTGGCGTCTGAAACAAATTCGCAATGATCACCTTTCTTGTATAAAGTATATTGTTCAACTGCTGAACTATTTTTAATCGTTACCTTGTTACCAGAGCCATGCGCTGTTGATGAAACTACATGAATGGCACAAGTACCAAACGCTGAAGCGGCAGGCAATGTAATTACTGTTTCTGTATCTGTTCCAGCGGCCACATTAACGAAAACTATAAGACTAGATTTGCCTGTAAAGTCAGCAGCTAGAATAGTATAAGCAGCGGTCTTGGATATAACTCCTTGAGCGCCTGTCGTGATTGCCACACCACCGATGGTTAAGTTACCAGCATCTGTGACGGCTAATGTCTTGCCAGTAGGCACAGTAATAGTGCTACCAGAACTGGTGATTGTGTCTAATAATAGTGTTGCTGCCATTTTTTTTTCCTCAGATCATTGTTAGTTCGCCGCTGATAGTCCATGTAAATCCATCAGCGATAGTAATTGGACCAGCAACAAAGGCTGCTTTAGTAGTCTCTACTGTTGTTGTTAGGTTAGATGATATAGTGTTGTAGTTGTAGAAGTAATCACCCTCTGTCGTTACTGCTCCACCTACTACTTCTGACCAAGCCATAGTACCATCTAAATAATTTCCAGCAACAGCAGACCCACCGGCTGTAATATCGTCACTTCTTATAGTTGTTCTAGGCATTTGTTATTTCTCGTTATACTATTTATCTACGGTTTAGTCGGCCATACTACATCTTCAGATTTTGCTGTACTTGCTGGCAGATCACGCAAATCTTCACGATAGGTTGCCATATCAGCAGACATCGTGACATCAGACAGAGCATAGAAGTCCGTTGCGGTGAGTAGCGCATCACGCTGCTTCCTAACTTCATCCCAATTAGACCTATGAAGAGCGACTTCTAACTGCTCATCTGTTGGTTCTGGATGATCGTTATTCCAAATTAAGGTCAACCCATTATTGTCATCAATACATTCATAACTGATGCCAGAATGGATTTGTTCTTCGGTAAAGGTTTGATTGACGTATGCAACAGTAGCCGCCCCTAACTCCTTATTTTTAGGCGAATTAAATTCTCTCATATCAATACCTGCGAAGCATCCAACAGTCTGCTCTGCATCTGGGGTTAGTTGAAGTAGCGTTCCCTGAAGCAGAATGAGTTCCACTATGGTTTGACATCCAAAATTCTATAGAATCTCCAGCCGTTAGACTCATAGGAAATTCAATCGTATTCCCACCCGCATCATAGTCACCGTTGTATCCTGTGGCAAGATTAGTTACCCAAGCGGCATTTTTCTTTAAAGCCCAACCCCTTTGATAAGACGCGGAGGTGAAATTTGCATGTCCGCCAAAGCGATATAGACCAGTGTAAGGTACTATATAATCATGCGTGGTTGAGTTCCATCCGCTACCAATATTCTCGACTACTGAGTAGTTGGTTGCGGTAGCCGCGTTGAAAATATCTTTAGTTGATGCTGTTGTCATAGAAACATTTGCCGTCAAAGCAATCTGTGATCGTATTGTTACAAACTCGTTACCAGTTCTAAAAATATTAGTAGCGTCTGAAACTACTTCACAATGATCCTGCTTGTTATAGAGAGTATATTGCTCCACAGCCGAACTATTTTGTATGGTTATGTAATTACCAGCACCATGTGTCGTTGTTGAAACAACATGGATGGCACAAGTACCAAAATCAGCAGCGGCAGGCAATGTAATGATTGTTTCAGTTGATGTTCCAGCGGATACATTAACGAAAACAATAAGACTGGACTTACCTGTAAAGTCAGCAGGTAAGATAGTGTAAGCAGCAGTCTTGGATATAACTCCTTGGGCACCTGTCGTAATCGCAGTCCCACCAATTGTTAAAGCCCCAGTATCTGTGACGGCTAATGTTTTCCCTGTAGGAACTGTAATAGTACTTCCTGACTGGGTGTCGATTGTGTTTACTAATATTGTGCTTGCCATGGTTCTGTTTCCCCTACCATATTGTTAAATCACCAGTAATGGTCACATCACCAGTAAAAGATATTGGTCCTATCAGACCTTGGTTTGAATCTGCATCAACCGGAATGGTTATGGTAGTTGCAAATGTTTTATAGTTTTTATAGAGTTCACCTTCTGTTGTTAAGTCAGGAACACTATCTATTGCGGCCCAAGCCATAGTGCCGTCTAGATAATTTCCAGCAATAGCAGTTCCAGTTGTCAATAACTTAGCTTCCGTTACTGAACCATCACCCAATTTAACTGTTGATACGGAACTATCACCCAATTTAGCAGTAGATACAGTATTGTCACCAACAATTGTAGTCTCACCAACATCAACAATACCGATGACTTCTAATTTATCGGCGGCTACTAAAGCATCTGTCAGGGTAAGAAGTGAACCTGATATTGAATAAGCATCGTTTTGCTGCTTGATTCCATTAATAGTTACAAATATACTCTGTTCACTTACAGGTGGCCACCCAAGTGTATGGGTAGCTGATGTTGAACTAGTAACATCAAATCTTTTGATCTCACTATTCTTTAATGCAGCTTGACCTATATACGACATTAACTAATCTCCAATATACTGATAAAGCATTCTAGGTCGCCAGCAGTTGATGCAGTCGCCCGCATCAAGTCTCCAGCGGTTGCATTACTAGTATTGAATAAATTGATTGGTTTATCAAGTATCAATGTTGAATCAGCAGGGACTTGAACTGTCTTAGCGACATGAAAAAAGCTTGCCGCGCTGAGACCAGCACCGTCTGTTGATACTTCAATGTTTACTGTAGCTGAATTTATACCATCAACATTAGCAATATAAATTGAATGTACCACCGAGGAATTAACTCCAATTGGTGTTTGGTATATTGTTGTTGCTGTATTGCCAATGGCTACCCCAGCGTTTTTAAATGCATTTGCCATTGTCTATTATCCTCCGAGTGCCAATGCCATGGCGGCAGCATTATCCACTACATCTTGAAAAGCGGGTTTAGCACCAGCACCTTGTGATGTTAGTACTTGAGTTGCCCCACCAGTTGCAACAGTATCGGCAACTGCACTTGCATCCCAAGTAATCAACTGTCCGTCTGTGCCGTCTTTGATTCCTTTTAAGTCTAGTTTAGTTAGCGCCATAGTTCTATTCTCTTAATTATGATTTTGGATGTTTTGTTTTAACGGCAGCTCTTGCAATGACAATAGCATCCCATTCTGTGGAGTCACCATCTTCTTTTTTAACCAGAGCATCAACAACATCGCCAAGAGAAGGGTACTCTAGTACTCTACTCTCTTTGTAATTTGTTGGTTCTGGAATTATTCTTTCTAGTGCCATGGTGTAATGATCTCGTTTATGTTTAACTATTTATAATGATTGTTATGCCCAAAGCAAAGATGCTCCGTGTAATCTGCATACTTTTGAGGCACTCTGGTTTAATGTTTCTATTTTATACTTCATGGAAGTTCCGGATGGTTGGCCAGAAATATCTACTGAACCAGAAACTAATGTTTTACCAGTTTCATAAGTTGTATCTAAAGTCAATGGAGTCTGTGTATAAGTTGTTCCACCATCCCGTGATATATATCCTTTGAGGTCCGTATCTAATGTAGTTGATCCTGTAGATGTTTCTTCATATAACATTAGACGACCTTCTGTTGGTGCGGCCTGTGCTGTTTGGGCGTTTGATATTAGGGTCATGTTATTGTACGTTTCGAGAACTACAGGCCAAGAAATTATAACTATACCTGAGCCTCCAGCTGCTCCAGTACCACCACTAGCTTCAGCGCCGCCGCCGCCACCACCGCCGCCGGTATTGGCTGTACCAGCAGCCCCATTACCTCCACTCCGTTGGCCGCCTCTTCCACCACCACCAGAACCGCCTGCCGCTCCAGGAGGGCCACCACTATATGTACCTCCTCCTCCACCACCACCATATGTTACAGCACTACCAGATATATCATTTGAAGTGCCATCACCACCATATCCAGTAGCGTTGCTATTACCTCCAGCACCACTACCCACTTCGGATGCACCGCCGCCGCCGGAACCCGGCCTACTATTACCATTATGACCACCAGCATAACCTTGAGCAGGAGATGTAGAAGGTGTATTACCACTACCAGCCGTATGACTAGCTGAACCGGCACTTCCTGAAGCACCACCACCCGATCCTCCAACTCTACCAGAACCCTTTGAGGCATCACTTACTGCATTGCCGCCACCTGCGCCGCCACCACCAGCTGCAGTTATGGTTGAAAATACAGATATTAAACCACTATTACCTTTAGTATTAGTACCCACCCCACCACCACCATTACCAACCGTTATCGGATAAGATGTAGAAGCTGTAACTGATAAAGTTCCTGCCCGATAACCTCCAGCACCACCACCTCCACCTGCAGCAGCACCAACACCACCACCGCCAGAACCACCACCAGCAACTACTAGATATTTAACAGAAGTTATTGCGGCCGGGTTATTATATGTACCATTCCCGGTAAATGTTTCAATTGTTGGAGTAAGTATTTCCGTTCCGCTAAAATACTTACCAGATGAATCATAAGTTTCATCAGTAGATGTACCTGCATCTACACCACCGGAAGTCTGGTATGCATCTATCATACCATCCTTAAAATTATAAAGAGCGTAAGCGTTATTGGTAGCGACCTTAAAATTTAAAAGGTCTATATTTGTTCGGTTGGTTCCTATATCAGGAATATCAGAGGCACCAGAGGCTTCTAGATACTTACCAATACCATATCCTATATCTTTGAGATTTGCCATTCACATTACGCCCAAGCCATAGATGCACCATATACTCTTGTTTGTTTAGAGACGCCCTGGTTAAATGTTTCT